ATACGTAGTACCGAATGCAACAGAGCCACCAACTACCGGGCCACCAACAGCAGTTGCGCCAATCGCAGGGATGAACTGCCCTAATCCATGCAGGACACTCGCAGCTGTACCTTGGCTACCCGCATCAGGTTTGACGTATTCTCGGGAGTCCTTGAGTTGCTTACCGACTGTGTCGTACGTTTCATTCAGTCTCTTGTCTGCATCCGGGAACATCACCCTGAACATATTCACCGTTGGTGCCAGAGTATTGGCATACGCCGGATCGCTAATTAATCTCTTACTGAAACCAACGGCGGACTGCCCCAGCCCTACAGTGCCTTCAGCGATACCGCGGGGTATTGCTGAGACTGAACCTTGATACCAGGAAGGCTCGTAATCTTCAGGCCGAGCTGGATTTGCATTAGTTTTATCATCTGTCCAGGCCTGGCCCTCTGGGGCTAATGAAAATACGTCACTCATTGTGCGACCCTCACGACAATAGGTTGCCCGGTCTTAGGATCTGTAGCCCAGCGACCACTACCGCTTACCATGCGATACTGGTTATTCCCGATATTCACCGGAGTAAAGTTTGACTGTGAATTAGGGTTTAATCCGGCATCTTTCAGTGCAGCCTGTGCAGACTCGGTGTAACGGTCTTTGAATGTGCTTTTATCCATGCCAAATGGCATCACAACATCACCGCCATTGAACCCCTTGTACACCCCGCCCGTCGCCATCTGCGCCGCCTTCTCTACTACATCAGAGTTTGCCGCATCAGTGCGCGTCATTGCGGAATCACCAGACTGATAGGCGATACCGGCATACGCAGCCTTGAACAGGCTGTATGACATCTGCCCGGCTTGTGGGTTATTGGAGAACGCATTCCCTACCTGGTCGGTGAATGCTCGCTTTAATTTGTCTTCGCTCGGCAGCGCAACAGGCTGGATACCTGCATCTTTCATCTGCTTCGTTGGGTTAAGAAGCTGATCGCCTGAGAGGATTGTTTTAGACACGTCGTACTTGTTCATTGTCGGTTTGTAACCGATGAACTGGCTGTACGCGATGGTGCTGCTTTTGTTGTCGTACTGGTTATCTGGCGTCCCAAGCAACAATGCCGAATATGCTGTAGCTGCGCTATTTGGTGCAATGGACGTTGCAACCATGCGCATGGCGTTAGGTGGCAGTGTCTGCCCCATGCTTTGTAGTAGGCCTATCGTCTGGTCAACATTCGTTGTGCCTCGCACCTGCTGTGTTAACGAGCTGGCTTCCTCACTTGAAAGGAGTGGTGCATTAATACCCAGCCCGCGCAAATTCTCCTGCGCTGAGAAACGGTTTGCGACGTCAGAAGTAATGGCCGCCGGGTTGTTGCTGGCTATCGGCTTGTACGCGCCAATATCTACCGCAGCACTGAATGGGTTGTTCTGGCGATCGGAGATAACTTTCGTGGCCGCAGCGACAACATGGTCATACATCTGAGCGCGTTCGGCATATCCTTCACCAGTTTCCCCTGGGGTTGGCTTCAGTTGCTCAACATAGGTTGTGATGCTGCTGCTCGGCATGGTGCGGAATGAACCAATATATTGCCCGGCAATCTGCGCGTTCCTGAGCTCGGTATATCGGGTATTGCCTTCGCGGAAGCCATAAGCCGCAATGAATTTCTCTTGCGTTGGAGCATCCGGGAATTCAACGCCACGCATATAGGCCGCAGTAGCATCACGCACCTGACCATCAATGTTCGTTCTGTACTCGGCCTGTTGCTGCTTCCTTATCTGGTCGGCCTGGCGGAGAAATGAGGATTGCGCTTGTGGTGATGCGGCATCGAATGCAGCGTTTCCGGTGTAGCGCTTCTGGCTGGTTGGCAGAGACATGAGCCCAAGGGCTGCACTGGCACCGGTATTCAGTTGTTGGTCACTGAATGGCTGGTCTCCATTCTCATGATGGATGATTGCAGCACTTAATTTTTTAAGTGTGTCTGGGTTGCTGACGTCAATTTTCTGGTCAGCAGTCACGCCAACCTGAGCACACACAGCCTTGATGTATGCAGCGGTATCGTTGTTATCTTCCGGTGGCGCCCAGCGGGTGATAATGTCACTGACCGTGTCGTAGCCCTGGCGCTGGTAAGAAATCAGGTTGCGACCCAGCGCGCGGATCCCGTGCTCAGGAGTTTCGAACTTGGCAAAGCGCCCATCACTACCTGTCTGGCCTTCCCACGGATTTGATTGACTGAACTCAAGGTTTCCTGGGTTATTGTTATCGATACCGCGAGCACTCCCTGATACCCCGCCCGCAGCTGATGCACGTCGTGAACCAGAAACCGTATCGCTCAACTCGCCGTTACTTTGAATGAACTCGATGCTGTTCTGATTCGACCAGTTAGACAACGCGTTGTCAGCAACCTTCTCTTTGAACTCAATTTTCTTTGCGGTGATCTGCTCATCGCTCCAGCCATGAGCAACGCCATACTGATCAATCTGGTCAAACGTCTGCTTATTCGCTGAAAGATAGGCGGCGTTATCCCCATACAGGCCTGCTGCACTCTGCGCATTATTAGTTATCGTTGCCGCAAATTGCCCTTCTTCATAGGCATTAACCTGGCTGACTTCATGACGACCAGCCTGTGTGGTGAACTGAATGCGCTGCTGTTGTGCTTGCTGCATGAACGACTGACGCGCCGCATCATCTGGCAAGGTTGAACCAATTTGTTCTGCTGCCTGGTCGAATGCAGTGGTGTACTCCATGCCTTTCCCAATGGCATTTTTACCCTGTAAATTGAGTAACCCTTTTTGCGGGTCATTCAGTAATGAGCTCGCTTGTTGGCTTAACTGTAGAGATGCATCCTGAGCCATAGCGACGTTTGCACGCTGTTTAGCTTCAGCAAATGCGCCAACGTATTGCTCGCCAACTTTTGCCATGCCACCCATTAAATCTGACTGAGGCTGCATGCTGAAACCACTGGTCGATACACCCTGACTCTGAACCTGACGACCTTGTACGGTAGGTACTACTGGCATAAATCCTCCTTATCGACCGGTCGGCGTGCCAACGGCAGAACTGATTGGCGCTGCCTGCGATTGGGTGAAGGGGCTCCATGTTCCGCCAGCGGTCTGATATGCACCATAAGCTTTTAGTGGTGCGCTCATAAGCGTCAAGGTAACAGCGTCCCGACCTGCTGATTCAGCAGCCCGAGCCTGTGCCTGAGCATTTGTGCTTTGCACCTGGTATCCGTACGCCTCGCGCTGGGCGTTATTGACGGTAGTCAGAGCATCAAGTTGACCGTATTGAGCTGTATCTCCGAAGATATCCAATGCATTACCTGTACTGAGATCAGCACCAGTCGCGCCCATAGTCGCAGTTTGTGTCCCCGCAGCCATGCGATTACGAGAACGAACCTGCTCTGCCTGAGCGTTACCACGGTTAATAGAGTCCTGAGCCTGTGCTTCTGCGATATCAGCATTCTGGTTTGCGACGGCAGATTGATATTTGGCTTGCTTATGCTGGCTATATGCCTGCATTGCAGACATAACCATCATTGCAATGGGAACAGCAGCTGGTCCGCACATTATCTTTTCTCCATATGGAAACGGTGGAACGGTAATCCCTGCACGCCATACGGCGCTGGATCTTCAAGTTTGAAACCTAACCAGTGCAGCCATGCTTTAGCCATGTGGTTGCGCTGATCAACGTAGTTTTCGAGATGCGGATACAGGGCCAGCATGTCGGCAAGAGCGATACGGGAACCGCGCAGGAACGCGCGCTTGTGCAGGTCAATATGGTTAGAGCCAACCATCCATGGGATGCCTTTACCGCCAAGCAGCGAGGCCGGAGCCACGCCGAATATGTTGACAACCTTGCCGTCAGCGATGCCAGCCCATGCCCGAGTCGAAACCCGAAGAGCCAAGTTGAGCACTTCCTCAGGAGACTGACCAGACGCGGCGATAAACTCGTCAATGTCAGCCTGGCGAACGCTGGGAAGAATGGCCTGAACGTGCTCAATGGTCGCAGGTTCAATATAGGTTTTAACCATCAGAAGCCCCCTACTGTGAAGCGAGGTAGTACAGCCAAAACGGAGAGCGGTAGAGGGTCAGACTGCCGGATATAAACTCGACCGTTTTTACTCCAGTCAGTATCGAGCTTAATTTCTACAACGCCGGTAGCGTCATCAACCGGATCGTCATAGAACTCAAATTCACGTTGTGGGTATTCGTACAACTTGTCTTTATCGGTTCCGGCAAAAATACCGCGGCTGGCGTTAACAATAAGGCTCACCGTCGGCATCAGCTTCTTCTTGTCGAGCAGCGTTTCCTGGCCGTTGATATTGATGTCGAGCGTTTCAAACTCAGCTGTAATTGGCAAGCCGATGTGCACGACAGCGCCAGGAGATTCCAACGTAACAGCACCTGCGGTGACCAATTTTTGTGGTTCAACGCTCCCGTCTGACAGAATGTTAACGGTCTGGCCCTCCAGGTGGGACAAGCCGCCGAATGTCAGGCGCGCCATTCGCCAGTTAATTGTGGGCACACCCTGCAACTGCGCGGGGATATTTCGGTTAGCCTGAATGGTCACAGTGTTGCCATTAGTGAATGCCACGATGTCACAACGCAACTGCTTATTGATCAGCACACCAGCCTCGTCCGGTTCGGTGTACGGGATTTGCACCTGGGCGCCGACATCACCGCTGGTGAAATACGTCGAGCCTGAAGCCGTCAGCGTATAGTTGGTACGGTAATCCCATTCCCCGCTTCCACCGGAAATAGTCATTGTTCTGGTGCTGGTGTTTCGCCCGTCGTAACTCAGCCCACAGTCAACGAAGAAAGCATCCTCATCAATGGTGAACTGGCGCGTTTGCAGGCGCTCAACGTAGCGCTTAGTCTGCCCGTTGATAGTTCGGTTAACGATGAAATAGACCGCGTCCTCGCCGCCCTCACTGATACAGCACGTTGACTCATACTTGCCGGTTGATGGCTGCGGCGCCCAGGCGAAAACTTGCTGCTCGCGGAGATACGTCAGCGCCAGCAGCGCACCGTCATCACGGATTGCCCACGCGATGGAATACGGAACGATAGAAAATGACCAGTCGACAAGCGTATGTTTAGTGAAAAGGTGGTTTGCCAGAATGGTAAGATCGTTACCCTGGTACCCGTCAACGTCGAATGAATAGGCCAGGTCACGCACTGCGCTACCCTTTTCCTGAACGAACAACGCGATGTTTGCCACGGCGATTGGCGGGATATTACTGGATCCATTGGAGCCCTGAGAACTAAGAGCAAATGAACTCGGTGTAAGCACCTTGTTCTGGTCACCAGTAATGACGTACTCACCACCTGAGGTGAGCGCAACCAGAGAACCTACATCGATGAGGTGGCGGATCTCATTAACCTGCCGCCCGGCATAGGTGTAGATAATACGGTCGTCGTCCTGAATCGGGTTGTTCTTGCCGAAGTCTTTATAGTCACCCGTGCGGCTGGCCCAGATGGTTTGCGGATAAGCAGAAGATGCGGCGAAGTACAGACGCTGTTGGTAATACACGACTGTTCCAGGGTAGCCGCCGACAGAGTTCCAGGCGTAGCGAGCCCACTTGTAACTTTTTTTGGATTCACCCACGACCTGTGATGGTATGAAGGAAACAACGGTAGCAGTAGCCGTTGTTCCCCCGCCAGACACGGCAGTAATCCGAGCAATACCGAAACCGGAATGCAGGTATTCCCACTGTACACCAGTGTCATCATCGCCCGTTCCGCCCCAGCCATCCCATGACATGCCTTCGGTATGCGAAGGGCGAAGTGTGCCAGTTTTACCAGCCGTATTTGCTCGGTAGTAATTGCTGTCGGCACGGCGAACGTCGTTAATCGCTGTGGTCTTACTGGTTTCCCAGACAGGAACAGAATCAACTGCTGGCTGCTCAAGATAGAACAGCTTCCCTACCTGCTCGCCACCAAAGATGGCAGAACTTGCGGTGAGGGTTACAGTACCGGTGCTTGCGCTGGAATAAACAGTGATCGCGTCATCAACGTTGATATCTTCAAACGGGCCGTTCTTAGTTTCTACCGCAACCAACTCCCAGTTGTCGTGGGCATGGCGGCGCAATTCCATTGGTGGGTATAACGGGTGAACAATGGTGAGCACGTCGGCAGACTGCGTGTATTTAAGGCGGAACAGATCAGCTTCCGCATAAGGCGTAGCCAGTTCGTAGATAGTGGTGGTACTGGTAATAAGAACCTGTCCGCCATCCTTATAGACGCGCATGTACTTATCGCCAAACTCAAGCGCATAGGTCTGCACCGTAGAGAACTGAAACGGGATAAGACGGCATTTCTTGTTATCAATTTTCGCTGCCGCAATGAACTTAGTCCCTGGTCGGTTCTCTACCCCACCGTATTGGCGAACGAGAAAGTTACGGCATTTACGCAGCGCGACAGAATACTTTGCCATATCGATACGCCCGTACAATGACGGACCAATTTCACCACCAGCGAATGATGGTTGGATCCAGCTCATAGCCATATCAGCCTAACCTCGCCATGGTGAATTCGCTTTCCGGTTGAGGCGGTTCCTGTGATTCATCCATGCTGTGAGAGCCGGCGCTTAAAATCATATCTTTGTAGGCCTGACGGCACATGTTACCCATATCACCGCTACCGGTTATCTGCATGGCAATTTCTGCACCCAGACGCCACGACAGGGCATCACGAAACAGGTCATCAAACATGTTTACGTCAGTGATGAGTGATACGTACTTGAGCCACGCAGCTGGCAAGCCTGTGTAAATCAACTTCCCGGTACCGCTCGCATCTGATCCAGTCACGTACTCAATGCGCATAGGTGCTGTAGGGTTACGGATACCCGGCACCATAATTTCGATGATGCG